TGTTGCTTCGTGGCCATGCCGGTCTTGGCCACGTCGGACGTGGCGGCCCGCTCGCGGTCCAAGCCGTCCAGGACCAACCTGACCTCGTTCATCAACGCCTCATTCAACTGCATACGGGACGCCTCGGTGCTTACTAGAACCTCCTGTTGAATGGCATGTTTGCGGTCCCACGGCCCTCTACTGCCTTGAGCCGCGTCTGGAGCTGTTCCCCGTACAGTCGATGCGATTCTTCGTTTACCCATTTCGAGAGGGCGTCCCGAAACTGATAAGCCCGATCCGCTGCCTCCATGGTCTTGACCCGCACATCCTGGACCTTGGCGTAAAGTCCCGACTGGACCTCGAAACTCAAGCGGGAATTAGCGTCTCGGATTCCGTAGATTGCCTCCTTGGTGGCCTGGGTTCGCCCTCGAACCTCCTGGAGCAACGAATACACTCCGGTCACTTGGCTGGCCTGGTATCGCAGTACTTCGTGCCGTACCGTGTGGAGCCGGTCCTTTCCGTCGAGGGTGCGAACCCGCATTGCTTGCTGCTGCTCATACAGTTTGTGCTGGTTTTCCCACTTCTCTCGATTCAGGCGGTCGTTCAGTGCCGCGATTTCTTCGTTGCTATCGCGAGCGTTCCTGGCCGTGACATCAGTGGCCAGCGCAGCGGAATACAAACCCCGGTCCACGAGTTGCTGCATTTGCGTCGACAGGGTCGCCTGGAACTTCTCGTTGATCCTCGCTAACTCTGTTGTGCCGAGTCCCGTCAAGAAGGCCGTCGCGGTGACTGCGTGACTGTCATAGTCCGCCGTCAGCAGTTCAAGCACCGCAGCGTAATCGGCGGCATGCGCATTCAACGTGGATGTTGCGGAGGTCAGCAGTCCAGTAATCTCCACATCAACCTCGACGTGGTCGGCCAGCATCGTCGTTAGCAGGGTATCCGTTTCCGACACATGCGAATCCAGAGTCTCGCTGGCGGACGCCAAGAGGCCGGTCAGCGTATTCGCATGGTCGGTGTAGTTGCTTGCCAGTAACGTCAGTTGTGACTCGTAATCCGCAACGTGCGTCTTCAGTTGCGCCAGGGTTTCCGCTTGGTCCGTAAGCGATTCCGCGTGGTGCGCCGCGAAATCGGTAGCCAAGTGTGCCATGGCGACGGCGTAATCGGCCAAGCATGTAGTCATCGCAGCCGCTTTGTCGGCAATCAGCGTCTCTACCGCTGTCCGCGTCGTGTCGCCGTGTGTCCCCGCCTCTGTCATTTCGGTCGCGTAATCGGCAAGGTGCGTAGCCAAGGATGTCACTTCGCCGGACAGAAGCGTCTCTACCGCTGTCCGCGTCGTGTCGCCGTGTGTCCCCGCCTCTGTCATTTCGGTCGCGTAATCGACGAGGTGAGTAGCCAAGGATGCTGCCTCTTCGGACAGGAGCGTTTCCACGACCGAGCGTGCCGCCGTTTCCTCTGTTTCCAACTCCGCCAGCTTCGCGGCCTGATCCGTGATAAACGTCGTCAACTGCGTTGTCGAATTAGTCAGCAGAATGTCAAGCGTAGAGGAATGGGTTGTATAATTGGCGTCCAGTTCGCTTAATTTGGAAACGGAGGTTGCTATAAACGAACCGAGAATTCCATTTTGGTTCGCCAGCAATTCCGCAACTGTCGCGGTATGGGCGGTGACGTTGGTTTCCATGTCCGTCAGCTTGGCGTCCAATGCGGTCAATGCCGTAGTGGCTATGGCAGCATCAGCCACAAGCTGACTCTGGTTCGCATCAATGAGCGCGTCCACTTGGGTCATATACGTATCCAGGTTGCCCAGGTATATCGCTCCGTGCGTATTCTGCTCCGTGGTCTGCGCCTCGAAGTGCGTCTGGCTACTCGCCAGCAGTGCAGTCCAGTTGGCCACGACTTCATTGTAGCGGGCGTTGTTGAGGTAGCGGGCGTCGTTGTACGCTATCGTGTAGGAATTCAATAGCGATTGGAGTATCTGCCAGTTTTGCAGCGTTTCCCGCGACATCGCGTAATACGGCGTAGAGGGAGAGGTGGAGTCGTCGTAACGGATATCGGTAATCTGCCACCCTTGAGCCACCAACCAGCCAACCGATTCGGACGGAATCTCCGTAATTATCTGACTCGTCCACCAGACTGCCGAGTATGGCGAAATGTTGGGTTCCTGGGTGATTTGGCTTTGCCCAGGGTCTTGCGGTGGTATAGTTGTCGCGGGCATGTCTCACCTCCAGTTTCCAGAGTTCACTGTGCTCATCACGACACCCTCATAAGCCCAGGTGTCCTCCGATGAGAGCCAAAGGCAGCACCATACCGCACGGGTTCGCGGGTATGCCACGTGCGCCCGTCCAGCGGACCACGTGCCACTGGCCGCAACGTAACTATCGTAATCCGTACCCGCCATCGCCGCCTCAATCGCAGCCTTGCCGTTCGCGGCCGCTTCCTCCGCCGTGACGCCAGTAATCAGGTGCCAAGTCACGTCAGCACTTCCGGCAGCGATTACCCCATGTATATTCAACACCCGCCCATACGAATTCGCGTTGCCAAAACGAAACGGGCCAATGAGAACATGGCTGTCGGTGGAATCCGTATCGAAGGGCCAAAAGCTGTCCCGCTCTGTGTCGTAGAACCAGGATACGTCGGCATCGCTCAGGTGGATGAAAACGCCTCGATCCGCGTGGTTGTAGGTCAGCGTGCAGGTGTCATCGTCCACGTCCGTCAGGTTCTCGGGAATCTTGTCCTCGGAAACCGGCTTCAGGCCGCTTCCATCCGCACTGACCGAATAGAGTCCCGACGACGACAGGAAGTACACGGTGTCGTGGTTCTTGCACCACGCATTGGCTCCGATGATTCCCATTTCGCGGGAAACATTCCGCCGCTGGCCAGTCAACGGGTCTGCCTGCTGGACCCACGTTTCGCCTACAGTGAACCCGAGCAGAAACGAATCCTCGTGCGGAATCAGGGCCACTACGTCGCCACCGACTTCGTCCGCTTCGGAAAACTGGAAGGGCGTCGGCCGCATCATATCAGACAGGTCCGGGCTGTTGGCGGTATCCGTGTGGTCCCCTTGACGGCTGGCCTGAATTGCGTTGCCATCGAATGTCAGCTTGCGGTCGCGGTAGATGATCTCCGTCGGCCGCGCGCCGGCGGCGATTCCCGCGAATGAACCGCCCCGAAGCCGATTTGTCAGGCCATCCTCAAGACGAACGTTTACAGAGTACGGAGTTGGATACGGCCCCCGGCTGTTCGTGGCGGCGCGCAGTCCCATGCGTCGGATGACTCCGAGGGCGGGAAACACAATCTCCATCGTCTTATGAGGCATCAGTCGTGCCAGCCAGGTATTGGGGCAAAGTGTTCAATTAGCCACGACAGCGGACGCACCGCTTGCGGCCACTTGTCGTTCAACCACATTTCACGCGAATACTTTCGCGCCGCGTCAATCTGCTTTTGGCTGATTGGGTACGGCCAGGACGAATTGTTGTTTTTCGCGAAGTTGCCCGTGCGGAACAGGTGGGCGATCCAGGTGTCCATGCACGTCACCATCTTGCCACCGGAGAGCCACGCCTTGCAGGCCAATTCCGTGCCGTACTGCCCCCAGGAACCGTGCCCTTCGTCCATGCCGCCCAATTCCCAGAACCTCTCTCGCTCCATTAGGAAGGCGCATCCGATGCAACTCATTGTTTCAATGACCCCATATTTCTTGGCCCACCTCCTGACCCTGTTCCGCTTCTGATGCTTCCTCCAATACTGGAAGTGCAGCGTCTTGTCGAACCGCCATGACACCGTGGGGTCGTATTGCGTCCGAGGTTCCCATACCATGTGCATGAAAAACTCGGTTTCCCCGCACTCCTCGCACCTCTTCGGTTTGGCCCCCTGGTAGACCCGTTCCCCGCACTCGCACGCCCAATCGAAGACGTGCAGCCGGTGCATCATTGGAACCATCGTCCAGTCGGGTTGCATCTTCTCCATCATCTTGACATCGAAACCTTCGTCCGTCGCGCAATGGGCGTCCAGTTTCATAATGTACTTGGCCCGGCTGAGTTTCGCCCCGGCATTCGTGGCGGCCCGTTGCCCGACCGGCTCGCCGAAGTGAATGAGCTGTAAACGCGGGTGGTCTTCCAATCCAGGGCTCGGCCAATATCCGTCGCACACAGCGCATACTTCTGTAGTAGGACCACTGTGAGCGAGTACATCCTCCACAGTGTGCCGCATGAACTGTTCGTTGCGCCCAGGAATTATGACCGTCAGGTCAGGGGCAAATGCCATATCAGGTTACACCTTTATATTGCTGTATTGTTGTTCCAGGTCGTCCCGCGCCGCTTCAAGTTCTTTCGGCGTCAAAGAGGAGGTCCACACCTTGCACCGATACTCGCCGGGACGCCCCTTGTAGTAGCTGTCGTCCCACGATAACGCCTCCCAGTCGATGTCGTAGTCCCGTTTGTTCTCATAGATTGGACTGCCCGCATACGGCTGGAAGATCGTGAAATCCAGAGCCGCAAACGGCAGATCGTTCACAAGTCGCTCAGTCTCCCCTAACGTCTCGGGACTCTCACCAGGCAGGCCAACGATAAACAAGCCCTTCACGCGGATGCCGTGATCGTCAAGCCAAGTAGTCGCAAGCCGAATGTCGGAGACCGTTTCCCCCTTATTGATGGCTTTGAGGATCGCGTCGGACCCCGACTCCACCCCCATCAGAACCTCGACGCACCCGGACTCTGCCATGCACCGCATGAGACCCTGCCCGCCCTTAACCACTAGGTCCGCTCGGACAAAACATCTCCAGACGATCTCCCGACTCTTCAGGCAGGCGCATATCTTTCGCACCCGATCTGGCCTGAGAATAAAAATATCGTCGAAGAACATCAGCGCCTTGTAGCCCCAGTCGTAATAAAGCTGGTCTATCTCGCGGATGACGTGATCGGCGCTTCGGACTCGCACGCCAGTCCAGTGCTTCGAGCAGAACCCACAACGGTAAGGACAGCCTTTTGCGGTAACGAGGCTGGTGGCAGGGACACCGTTGATCGCGTAGTGGTACTCGTGGATGCTCGGAGATACGAGCGTCCGGTCGATGATCGGGTAACTGTCCAGAGGCAGTGCAGGAGGACGAACAATTCCGCCAGCCAGAAGCATCTCCTTTTGTAAGCCTTCGCCGTCACCCACAACGACAAGATTGAATCCATCACCCCGGCATTTCTCCGGATACAGCGACGCATGGTGTCCGCCAATCATTGCCTTGGCTGTCGGGCGCCTGCTTCTGACCTCTTGAAGCATTATTTTTGCCAGGGGGTACTCGGGAGTCGTAGGTCCAATGCCATACCAATCAGTTCCCGGAAAGAACGCATCGGCCACCCTTACGCTACAGCCCTGCTCCTGTAGCGATGTACCAACAGCCATCAGCCCAAGAGGCGGAAACACCTTCTCGTCAATCAGAAACGGAGACGGGCATCTGAGAAGCGTGACGTTCATTTAGCCTTTGCCTCCCTTCGCTTTTGCCGGTCCCAGAATATATTGTGGCTGGTCTTACGGCTCAGCGTGTGAAACAACCCGTGCGGATTGTAGTCCACATCGCCACAGAACTGACCACGGGGAAACAGATAGACCATCGGCCGATGGGTATCAACCTGACCCTTGCCTGCCTTTTGCCACTTCGACCAGGCCCCTCTAAACCGATTGTCTTCGCCCTGGGGATACGGCTTGGAGAGAACAAGTTTCTCGTTGTAGCCGCCCAACTTCCAGAAGATGTCCCGATTCATCACGAAGACGTTCGGATGCGGGGGAACTCTGGGGCCTCGTTCGTTGTACCGGCTCTCCAATAAACCGTAGGCCAGCAACACGTCGCGGTCCTGCGTGAATGCCCCGTCCTCATCCAGTACGCCGAACTCGCGGACGCACTGCATCTTCTGCCCGGTGAACTCCCTCGCCTCCATGATGGCCTTCTTCGGGATGATGTAGCCTACGTCTGCCATGAAGAAGTTTCGGCCTTTGGCAAATTTCGCCGCCCTGTTGCGCGCGATGGAACTGGTCCACGGTCGCGTTTCGCCCGTCTGGTGAACCGTCACCACGCCGCTATCGCTCTCCAGCGGCGGGTCGCTTCCGTCGTCCATAATGATGACCTCAACGTCATCCGGTAGATTCATCCGGGCAAAGTGGAGAATCTGTCTCCGCACTACTTCGTGGCTGTTCAGGACTGGAATGATGATGGATACTTTCATTTGCCAAACCTGTATCTCAGGGTGGTGATTTCCGTAGCGTAAAGACGTTCGATTACCCTGACTGCATCCGGGGTGTAATACTCCCAGTAGGGCTGATGCTTGGTTGCGTTGTGGTGTGGCAGCGCCGATGCGATGCCAAGTTGGTCGGCGATGTGCCACCAATCCTCTTGTCGCGTCTCGTGTCGGCCGATGAAGACCTCTGGGATTAGCACGCCCCCCTCCATGAAACTCAGGGATTGCGGCCGGAAGAAATGTTCGTGCTTTGGGTCGCCCAGCCCGCCGTTGCCGAGGAACGCCGGCAAGCTCTCACTCTGACTTATGCGACCTTTCTCCTGTAGGATTCGCCACGCCGACACAACACGGTCCCACGGGTTTCGCACGAACGTAAAGACCACCGCCTTGTCGATGCGGGGCACAATCACTTTATTCCACACCCGTTCCCAATTCAGCGGCCCCCGGTGGTGCATGATAACCCGGTCAGACAGCAGCCCTCCCGTGATGCTCGTGGAGCCGGTTCGAGCATTGGCCAAGTAGACCCACCGGCCCAGCACGTCGATCTGGGGCTTCTGGCTCTTGATGTAGGCAACTATCTCTGGTTTCATAATCGTTCTGCTCCTCGTTGCCAGAATGCGGTCGGCTCATAGTCCCGCGTAACGTACCAAGGGTCGATTCGATGGCAATGCGTGTAGGCGTTTACGGCCTCGATCACTCCACACCGCTTAAAGTGGCAGTAGTCGTGAATCAGGACGAGGCCACCTTTCCTTACCTTTGGAACATATCGGACAATATCCTGGATGGCGATGTCGAAGTCGTGGTCCCCGTCGATGTTCACGAAATCAACGGTGCCGTCCTTAAAGCTGCTCACAGCCTCCATGCTTGTCATCTTCCACAGATCGAATCCGAATCGCTTGGCATTCTCTTGGGCACCAGCGTAAATCTTGTCCATTTCCGCCTGTCGATGGGGGTGGATGTACGGATCAATGCACATCAGGTCCAAGCCCGGCATGGCTTCGCACCAAATCCTCGCAGACTGACCATACCGCGTACCAATCTCGATCCCCGTCTTGAATCCCATGTCGCGCATCACTTGCGCAAGCCGGTGGCGTCCCTTCTCGCGGGGCTTCGCCTCAGCAAGCACCGGAAGATTATCGTTTCCGTGATTGACCCGAAGGTACTTTCGCAACAGATCGTGAAATGTGTTCATACTCGTTCCGCCCCCCGCTGCCAAAAGGCTGTCGGCTCGCGTTCCTTGGTGACGTACCACGGGCGAATGTCGTGGCAGTGCGCGTAGGCATCCACCGCCTTGATGATGCCCGCAAACTGAAAGACGCAGTAGTCGTGAATCACTACCAGCCCGCCCTCGCGAACCTTGGGGACATACTGAATAATGTCCATTGCTACGGCATCGAACGTGTGGTCCCCGTCGATGTTGATGAAATCAAGCGAACCATCCTCAAACTGATTCGCAACGTCTACGCTCCTCTCGCGGATTATCTTGACACCGTAGGGCGTCAGCCTCTCGACCGCCCCCGCATAAACTTCATCCTGCTTCTCTTGCGCCTTTCGCATGTAATAGACGGTGTACGGGTCGATGCACGTCAAATCCAAGCCCGGCATGGCCTTACACCACAACTCTGCGGAATCGCCGTACCTTGTACCAATCTCGACCCCCTTCTTGACGCCCATGTCACGCATCGCGTGGGCAAGACTCTCCCGCCCCTCCTGTTTGCGCTGGCGCGCCAGGATCGGCATGTTGTCTCGACCCGCCCTGATTACAAAGTGCGTATCAAGCACTTCAGCCAACTCGCGCATCTACTTTCTCCTTAATTCCTTGGTTGTAAACTGCCGCAATATCCGAGGCTTTACCCCAGTGCGGAATATCCCACGCCTTCAATTCGCCCGGCTTTCGCTTTAACCCAGTGGGGCCAACGTAAGTAGGAGACAGCCCTTGAGGGTGACACAGATTCACACTAGCCTCGATACAATACCATTCCACCAACTTGTTGCGCCTCAGCCGTAGCCTCCGCTCAACGTCCGCCCTGCCGATTTCCCCGCCAAAGCCATGGCGTTTGCCCTGCGGGTACTTCTCTTCTCGCTCTTCCAGAGCATCGACCACGAGTTGCCGAGGCCCGATCATGGTGAAGTTGCCGCATCGCCGGATGGCCGAATACATCGGCTCCTTCGCCCACGAAAACACTGACCACCGCGACATATCGTAGGCCACGGCATCATCCGGTGGCCGGAAGTCGCTGAAGTGTCGGCGACTGTAAAGCGTGTCGTCCTCCGCCACGGCAACGTACTTTGTGTCAGCCAACGCGGCACCGCGTAAGAGTTGCCGGTATACATTCCATGCCGAAAACGGGCCGGATTGAATAAGGTATTGTGTGTCCGGCCGCGCTTCGGCATAGGGATTCATAATCTCCATCGACGTTTTCGATATGACCACCATCGGTCGGTCCTCGACCGCCGCCAACAGATGCCCCAAGTGGAATTGCTCCCACCGATAGGGCATCTGGTTGACGGTTAAGTAAATGATGGTCAAGTCGTTGTCCATGGTCGTACCTTACGTCTAAGACGACGAACTGGACGGCGAATCGGACGGCGAATCGGATACCGAATCAGACGGCGACTCGGATACCGAATCTGATGGCGAACTGGATGTCGAATCAGACGCCGAAGGCGAATCAGACGGCGACTCGGACACCGATTCAGACGGCGAACTCGACACCGAAGCGGATGTGACGGCGACCGTGCCGACATTTTCGACTATCCGCCAAGACGAGGTCGTCCCCGACGCTTTGACGGAGATCAGATCCAGCATGTCGCCCGCGTCAGCGAGAACCGCAACCGTGTCGCCGGCTGCGTTCAACCCGCCCGTCGCTGTGAGGGTCACATTGCCGCCATCGCTGTAGAGAACAACCGTGAACCGGATGCCGCTCCGGTTCGGTCTTGCTAGGGTGCGAGTTTCCGCGCCAGCGGACGTAATCTCGCATATCTGGCCCCACATAGTCGGCGCAATTGTTCCGCCATCACCGGGGTCGGCAAGTATGCCAGGCCCAATATCCGTGTAGGCGTGGTAAAGATCGTTCAGCGTTCTGTGAGAAGACATGACATACTCTCCTTAAAAAAAGGTTCGGGGAAACCCCGCGGCCCAGTGGGAAAAAACTACTCTTCGCTATCGTAAAGCACCGTTACGGTGATTTCGCCGGTTGTGCCAGCGTTCGCCGTCACGCACTTGATTCGCTCTTGGAAGACGGGGATCTCGACGAACGCATCCGTCGAAGCGGCCCCGTCCGTGTTCTGGGTGGCAAACGCTCGTGGATGAAACCACGTCGTCGCGTTGTTAGCAACTGTCGTGTCCACCAGGATCGGCATGGCCGTCGTTTCGCCAGTGAGCGTGAGGTCGAAACTGTTGGTCACATCGGAATCGGCCTCCACCCCGACGGCAAGAATCCGCCCGCGCAGCTTACTGCCGATATAGTTCGTGCCGTTTCCGGTAAATGTTTTGGCTACTGATTGAATCATAATGTCACTCCGTCTAAGGTTATGTCTCCCACCAGAACGGCGCGCGCAGCAAGATCAGTACACTCGCCCTTTGGGGCATCACCCCCCAAAGTCGCAGGCGTGCTTGCAAGCTGGTCCGCCGCAATTGCCAGAGGGAGTAGTTCTTCAAATAGCCGGCTGTGCATTCCCGGCGTCTCATCGTAATTCAATTCAGCCGCACTGAGACAGGCTTCGGTGATGAGTTGCGATAACTGCTCGCCACCTACCGGGTGCTGATTTACGGCGTCTACCATGACGGGCCTGAGCGTCATCTTGGCGTACAGCAAGTACTCGTCGTCGGGCGTTGGATACAGGACCAGTTGCCGCCGGCTTCCCACCAGGGGATCGAACTCCACGGTACGCACTGAGAAATACAGGGGGCGGCCCTCGTCGTCGTCGTCCTGTTGCAGTTTCCGAATCTCGGAATCGTGCCGCTCCCGGACTGGCGGGTAGAAATCGCTTTCGCCCGGCGCGTAGTGCATCTCGCTTGCGATGCTTTCGTACCCGGTCGGCAGACTGTATGTGGCGGTCCCGTCCACCGTGACCATCGTTTTCACCGGCCGGAAGAAGGACCAATTGTGGGCGGCATACACTCGCCTGAGCCCGTGCTTGATGCACCGCTCGATCTTGCTGGTCTGCTCAGACGAAAATCCAGACCTGATACCGAACCTTTCCTCTCCGACTTCTGCTACCAGACTCGAATAGCTGGCTACCATTGCGCCCGTCGCGGAGCGGGCCGAAAGATCAACCTCGAAGTGATACGTGGCCCCGTCATACACGATTTCGACGTAAGCCGTGTAAGCTACGCCGACAATATCCGCGAACGAGTATTCGTAGGTGCCCGTGGCACTGTTGGTCATGTCCGTACCATCGGCGACAACCACGGCGTCGGTGTCATTCCGCTTGATGCCGTAGGTGCCCGTGGGGTCGGACAGTTTGGCAGTCGTAACGTCCGTCAAGACGCCTTCCACCTTCCAGTCCTTGCTTATGAGCCGTGTTCCCATGATTACTCCGACTCGATGATCGTTGTTTCGGTTGTGAGATTGACGTCACCCAATCCACTGACATCCGCCTTGCTTGCCGTGCGGCTCGCCGCGTCGGTTGTTACCTCATCGGCTGAAGCATCGAAGTAGGCCGCCGCTACAAGTGTTCTCGCCTCGAACTCGGCCACGGATGGCGGGACGACCGTGTTGAACCCAGTCGCCTTGAAGTCTGCCGCCACCGCCTGCATGGCCGTGACGACATTAGCTGCCGTGTGAGTCGAGAATCCAGTCGCCTTGTAATCTGCCGGTGTAGACAATGAACGGCTACCAGCCGCCCACACGGCTGCCGCGTTGTGTGTTGAGTTTCCGCTGACCGCCCCCGTTATATCGACAGTCCAAGCCGTCACGGCGTCCAGACCGGTCGATACCAACGAGAAGCCCGTCTTGTCTGAAACGGTAACGCTTGTTGCCGTTGCCCAGTTGCCGTCGCCGTGTGTCTGCAAGACCCCCAGTGCCGTTGCAACCACGCCAGCAGCATCGGGGACTACAGTGTTCCAGTCGCCCTTGCCGTCGAGCGAAGAGGCAGCAAACGTGGCGGCCACGAGAGCATCGGCGGCAAAGGCATCGGCGGAAAACGCTCCCGTCTTAATGCCAGCCGCGTCGAGCCAATCGGGGCACGCCGGAAGGTTGGTCAAAGTCGTAACAGTAGTGATAGTTCCCGCTGTAATGTTTGTCGGTGTTGCGAATCCCGTTGCCGTCGCACAGGCAGTCAGATTACCACCCGTTCCGAAAGCGGTATAAACGTCTGCGGCTGAGTGCGTCGATCCGCCATAATCGCTCAAGGCCGCATCGCACGCGGCGTTGATCGTATCGGACGGGTCAGACCCTTCGATTGCAATTGCATCCGCCACCGCCGTCGTGATGTTCACCGTGCAGCCCACTCCACTATTGTCGGTTACGGCCGATACGTCCCCGGTGACAGTGATCGTCCCTGCCGAGTTGGTGTTGTCGATTGTGAGCACACCACCCCGCGAGATCGAAACACTGCAAACGCCGCCGTCCATGCCGGCCAGTGTCAGCGTGCCTTCCATGTTCACGATATTGCAAAGAACCGGAGCCTGAAGAGTCAACGTGCAGGCAGCCAAGCTGCCGCATAGAACGTTTTTTAAGATTGCCGT